TCATAGTTACGATAACCCGCAACCTGTTGAATCTTAAGTTTGAAATTCGCACCTTCCCAGAAATCAAATGGATTCACTGGATCTTCATCGGCAAATTGTGGTTGCATAACATCCATAATCTTATCAAAGATTTTCTTACCAAACTTATAAAGGAATACCTTACCTTCATTGTCTGGATTACCTGGATCAGAAACAACCTGAATATTTGCTACATAATGCAAGCGACGCTTACGATCGCGAGCAATTTGCTTATCCTCTTCACGACCAGAATTCCACAGCACTGAGTTCATTTCAGATACTGGATCATTTTGACCAATTGATGTAAGAGAATTTTCGATGTACCAACGACCTGATGGTCCTTGGAAACCGTGATCCCAATAACGAACCCAAGGGAGATCCTCGCCTTCGGGTGCTGGTAGGAAACGAATTACTGCATAACCATTGCCTGCTTTATCGACTGTTGGTTTCCACAAACGCTCATCTGCATAAGATTTTTGTTGTTGGGTACCACCACCTGCAGCTTCTGCTGCTTTAGTAAGTGCATCGATAGAACCGCGGTTACGCTTTAGATTTGAAAAAGACATATATTTTCTCCGTATGTTTTTGTATTTACTGAATTATCCACTGTCACATAATATAAACTATTATACACCAAAATCACTCTGGTGTAAACACCCTAAGCACAATATTTTTAGCTTTTTCTAAATCATATTGAACAAAAGGTGAATACTTACGAATCTTACGTGAGACATCTGGCCACACGATAGTTTCGGTTATTTCTTTATCAGCGCGATTCATGAATCTAGTTAATTGATTCAGAATTACTACTGACTCTATATTTATATCACCACTAAGGTAAGCAGTGATAATTTTTGGATGTCCATCTGTTGACTCCAATACTTGATCAAAAGATCCAAGTTCAGATAAAGTGGACATATCATTTTCGAATGTATAACCTAATGATTGCATACGCTTCTGATAAGACTTATAAATGTCTTCATCTTCTAACATTTCACCAATCCAAGTTTTGTCTTGAATAAAGTGGGCCGCATAGTAATTAATGAGCTCATGCACATCATTAAATTTCTTACCAACCTTTGCAAAGAAATACTTATCTTTTCGTTTCCAAAAAGATTGTGGCTTTACAGAAGTTTTATAATTGTATTTGATAGCATCATAACTATCAGATTCAAAATGTAACTTCATAGATTGATAAAAGCGAAAAGCGTCGTATGGTTCCATAATCATATTGGTAAGGTTGCAGTGTTAGAGTCTTTAATCATACGAAGACGTTGAGCCTCCGCGGTCACTTTTTCTTTGAGGTTAGGGGTAATAACCCTTGCCACATCTTCTACTGGAAATTCCAGCTCTTCGCATACTTCTAAGATTGCATCCATATAAGGTAACTCAAACTTCATTACCTTTTTCTCTACCATTTGAGAGAAACGTTTCTTTGTGAGTATCTTACCTTCTAACATACTGGAATTAGTTCCAACGATAATATTTGTGAGTTCCGATTTGTGTAGTGTAGTTGAGAGTCTTTGCCCAGGTTGGGTTGACATAGTTAGCATGATAGTGTGTTGCCCCTTCTGTAATATCAATATTGTTATACCATAAAGCAAGTGTTTCACGAACCACTATCTTAACTTTATTTTCTAATTCTTCGTTAATCATTCGATCCGACTTTCCATCACAATACCAACTAAACTGACATTGATTGCGAATCATATTACCATTTGAGTCTTGTCTACCCTGATATACTACTGAACAGATATCGTCAGGATACCGAGAATCTTCGGTTCTATTGAGTACTACATTAGTAACACCCATAACCGAAGCATATCCATCTGAACGAGCTTCAAAGTATCCATTCTGAATTAAACATTGAAATTCACTACCAGTAATATTTGTGATACTTTGAGCGTTTACCGATCCAACACTCGCAGCAATACACAATCCGAGTTGAGCCGTCCATTTGGTGAATTTGTTTTTGTAGTCAAAGTTTGCCATGTGTTATCAACCTGCTTTGGAGTTTTTGTCTGCACGATAGGAAGAATCTCTTCGGGCTTTCTTAGTTTGATTTTACGAGACTCTTCTCCTACATTTTGTAGGGATGTACCTTTTACTTCAAATCCCTTTGCAGAACTTGAAATATATTCTGTCAATTCTTTCGTTTTGACATTGAAGACATAAAGTCTCATTGCGCCAACAATAGTAATTGGTAGAATAGAAGTAATCTTAAATTCGTTATCTTCTTTCAGGTACTTAAGCTTTGATACTTGCTTATCAGCAGCTCTTGGTTTTGGTGCACGGGTCTTACGGGTTGCTTTAGCAGAAGCTTTGACTCGATCAAGATCAGCAATCATATCCTGTACCAACTTGATCCGCCGGCGAAGAACTGTACGCTTAACATGTGAGTAACCTTCAACAGCCTGTTCACATCGTTTATGATAAGCGTCTTCAAAATCTAATAGCCAACCTTCAAGTCTTGACAACACAGGAGCAATGTGTGCATTACTCAAACCGTGGAGCTTAAAGCAATTGTACATATTAAATTCTGGCTCTTCGCCGGCGATCCATGCGTCCTCCAGCTCATCCAAGTCTGTCATAACAGTATCTTGAATTTTGCTGAAGAGACGCTGTTGAGGAGTTAACACAACAACATTTGACGCAGCCTGATCAGAAGCTGCTTTCTCCTCAAGGATTTGTTTACCCTTTTCAATTAAACCCGAATAAAAATCGTTGATGTGTTTAAATGAATGGGAATATTTAGATGGCAACTCCAATTCAAGGCTAGTCCAATAAATTGCAGATGCGTGATGTGTGAACATATAAAAATTATATTCAGGCGTAGCAAGAATAGCTTTAGCATCATCTTTAGAAAAGTTAGCTTTTACATAAGGCTTTGTGATTGATGTAAGTTCTTTACGATCAACTTCCATATGTACATAGTACTTGAAAGCTTCAAAACCTTGGTTCATTGGTGCTCCTGCTAGACCTGTCTTTGGCCTAGCGCGGACTGTAGCTTTTTTACGAGCTGCCATAGCTGTTTCTCCTTAGTGAATATATTTATATTCTACCACAAGTGGCTGAGAATGTAAACAGTTATTTTAAACTTTTTGAAAGTTTTTCACAGTTTCTACTTTGAACGAACGCCAATCTTCTAAACCAGTATCAAATACTCGAATAGCTTTGAGGATTGAGTCCAAACCTTCGCGAAGTTCTGGTACATTATCGCCTTTTGGCATTTTAGCCCGAGGGATAATATCCATGTTCAAAGTACATTTCATCACACGAGTGTCACCATTTACTTTTGTAAAGGTTACTTCACACTCACCTTCTCGCAATGCAGCGAGCATATTATCTTGATTTAGTTCCATACTATAAATTCTCCGTATATGTGGAATTGACATTAGCTACGTCTCATGGCCGCATAATGTTTCGGATCATCTCCCCTTCCGACAGGAACGAGGTTTGACTTGTGCATTGTTGCGATTCCGACGATGTAGTCTCCGGAGTAGACTGGAGACTCTTTTTTCGTACCTGATCCAGGTATGCTTTGCGTCGAGAGGCTTGGATAATTCTTTGTCTCGCGGCGTGGTTGGGGTTCTTTCGGTTCATAAGGTACAAACTCCTTCTTCTTAGGTTTTGCGTCAGGATCGACACCCATCTTAATTAACCAAGCTCGATGTTCAGCTTCGCGCTGTTTCCAACCTGGCTTTTTGTTTTGTTTCTTTTTAGAGCCATGAACACGAACTCCATGAATCATATGCATAGACATTAGTTATTCTCCAATAACCACATGCACTCAGTTACTTCATCAGCAGACTTGTAACGTTCACTGCACTTTTCAAAGTTTGTTGGAATGAAGGCTGAAGCTACAATTAGTAAAATAATCGTAGCACTGCAACCCATGAATGCGCCAAAGGCAACATCAGATTTATTCATGATTAATCCCAATCGTTATCAAATTTAGTTGTGTAATGCAAAGTTTCGCCATAATATTCTTTGGCGTATTTAGAAGCATCAGTCCAAGCATTGATGTTATCACTATCATAGCTAGCAATTTCTTTATCAAAGGCATCTTGCTTAGCTTGACGCTTAGGCTTTTCTTCAACATCAGTCCACCGGCGGACAACAGAGCCTTGCGCAGTAAGTTTCTTTTTGAAGGCTACAGCGCTATTACGTTTTTCAGCAACCTTTTTAATAAGGGCCAAACGATCTGCTTTTTGTTGAGCTGTCATAGTCATATCAAGTTCTCCATCATCAATTTATAAGGTATTCTACCATAAGTCTCTAGGAATGTAAACCCCTAAAGTGCATTTTTTTCAAACTTTTTTCAGTAGAGAAGGTGATACTTTCCAAGAAAAGCCAAGACCTTGGTTCTCTTTGACTCCAATAGTCTTACGGTTAACTTTGGTAACCACTGCTTCGCGAACACGACCTTTAGCTTCAAATTTTACAGTATCACCAACTTTGAAAACTTGAGCTGCCATTTTCTGGCGAAGGCCTTGAGCTTGTTTGTACATAGATGCAACTGTTGAAAAGTCATTACCTTCCATTTTAGCCATCAGAGTTGCCATGCGGTTCAGTTCAGATTTAGTTAACATAATCGTTTCTCCTCATTGATTATAGGTATATTATACCACCGTTCTCTGAGGATGTACACAAAAAAATGCATTTATTTTAAAATAAAAATCCCTTTAGAATCAATGGCTTAGGATGAGGAGAAACGTAACCTATTGATTCTAAAGGTAAAAATAATTTGTATCAAATTGTATTATTTTATAAATATTGTTGTTATGAGACTAATGTTTCCCTCTGCTCTTGCCATGTTATTGGCTGGATGTGAACTTCAATTGCCAGAAGTTCCAAGTGAAAGTCCTGTTCATTCTGCAACTCAACTAATGGGTAAACATGAAATACATGATAATCCTGAGCTTAGAGCATTCCTTGGTGTAGATCCAGCAAGAACTGAATGGTGTGCTGCGTTTGTGAATGCTGTACTTCATGCAAACAATATACCAGGATCTGATTCAGTAAGTCAATATCCCCTAACCGCTAGATCATTCTTACAATGGGGAGAAACAGTGAATGAACCAGGGCTAGGAGATATTGTGGTATTCCCAAGAGGGAATTCTGATTGGGAAGGACACGTAGGTTTTTACTTAATGTCTAGTATTATAGACGGTAAAGAACACTACTTAATTCTAGGTGGAAACCAAGATGATTCAGTTTCAGCAGAATATTTCCCTGCTAGGAAAGCATTAGGTATCAGAAGATACATAATAGAATAATGGCTCCCAGAGACGGGCTCGAACCGCCGACCCAGTGATTAACAGTCACTTGCTCTACCAACTGAGCTATCTGGGAATAAACTTATTTCACTTTATTAATTACATTAGTTAACATTCTATCTACAAGTGGAGCAATTGCTTCAAGTTCTCCATCTCGTTCTGCAGCTTCCATATGTATAATCTCAATCAATGTAAGTGCTGCCAATTTGTCTTCTTCATCTAAAGCATAATCAAGAAGATATCTGACTTCATCAACACTACTGCAGTTCCATAGCAAATCGCAAATTTCAGCCTGGCGAGGAGTCAAACCATCAATTGTTATTTTGTTTTTCATGATAGTACCTATAGTAAATCTCTTTTAGTTTGTAACTCTCTGGATGCTGATGAACCCAATAACCAGTTGAAGGATCGAATTGTTCTCGAAAGAATTTATCTAATACCTTATTACCAGTATTTATCTCTGGGTTAATCTCTCTACAGAGCTTATCATATTCGAAATCATCTATAATAGAGTCATTCAAGATTTCATAAGCGTAGGCAGCAATACTAACTTTTATTCTGCGCCTACGCTCTCTTTCTATAGTACTACCCCACAAACTTTTCTCGAATTTCTTGGCGTTTTTCATAACCTAGATCATGCTGCCACAAAAAGTAATCAAAGTCTTGATCAGAAGCAGATGGATCCATGTCCCGTGCTTCCATTAGAATGCGAAGAGCATTTTTCCAATCTACATTACACATAGCCATAGTAGACTTAAGCAACTTGCGAAACTCTACAAGAGCTTTAGCTTCTTGTTGCTCCTGCTGCTCAATAGCATCGTCCAAGTCAGCAATTAGGCTATCCCATGTAGCTTGCTTCTGATCAGCGTTAAAAGCTGCCCACATATTCCACCATCCTTCGCGAGGACGAAAGCCATAGGCTTCTTTGTGAAGATCAGATACGATGTTCTCGTCGAATGTGTAAGTCATAATCGTTTCTCCTCATTGATTATGGTACTATTATAAAACAACTAGAAGAGAATGTAAACAGGTAAAATGCATTTTTTTGAAAATAATTGCAACTTTTCTGTTCCAAGGTAAGTTGCCAACCCGTCAGATTATGCTGCTAGAGCGTAAGCCGAAGGTGCAAAATTATCGTTTGCAGTTATAGTGTTTGATCTATACGCGATCATCCGGTTAACTCCACTTCCACTTCCACACCTGTCGATCCTATTTCGACCCCATCAAAAGTACACTACCCGCTTTATCAGATACGTTCCAGACTTAACTGGAATAGTGTACTTTTGGTGGAGTCGTCGGGTACCGCCCCCGAGTCCAGTATGTGTCCACGTTGCTTCAACGTTAACATAGTATATATTATATAATACTTCTTAGGTAAATGTAAAGGCCTGTAGTGCATTTTTTTCAAAATAGTTTTCAGTTGTTATCGCTAACACTCTATACATATTATATAATCATTAAAAGGAGTGTTGCTCATGTGTTCACCGTTCGTAAGAAAAGAAGCAAATCGATTCTATTGGATAGTGAAAGGGCAACTCATACCAGAAAGCTGGTCAGATAAAGATGTTGAGAGTATCTACAATAGCTATATGAAACGGATCTGGGGTAACCATGAGAACTGCGTTCATGAGACTGGATTTGACATTGCTTGGTCAAAAAGACAACTTCTTTTAGAGAGAGACGAAAGAGAATACGTAGCAGTGCTTGGCTACGATTAATCCTTACGCTTAATGTATTTGACATAATGGCAAAACGCTTTCTCACCGTCTTCAAAAGTAGCGGTTAATACGCTTTGCATAATCTCACATTTCTCTTGCTCAGTATAAGCTTTATATTGAGTTACCTTAGGTTCATTGCCATGAACCATACTCAGTACAAATAGCATCCACATTTCATTTTGCTTTCTTAATTGCTGCTTCTACAATTTCAGAGTTCTTTTCTATAAACTCTCGAGCTTTTCGATTGAACTCATGTGGATCTATATTATATGGTACATCCACCACTTCTACTAGCTCTACATTCTCTAGAGCTGTAACTTTCATTCCTTTGATAAATTCTGTCATTCCTTTTCGGCTTTCTCACGTAATGCGTTATATAAGCTTTCTGGTATTACTTGTAGCTGTAATCCAGTTGGCTGAATACGGCTTTCCACATATGCCTTATA